GGGATAAACGAGCCGATAACGGTTTTGATGGCAACTACCCTGATTTCACTAAGATATGTAAATGGCTTAATACTACTTCTGAGCGCTATATAGAGTCTTTTAAGAATACCAACCCAACCGTACCCAACGCAGGTAACTTTACTTTTGAGAGTAATCTATGTACGTTTAAGAATCACTTCTTTGGAAGACGTTACCCTGGAGTATACTCTGATATGGCGTACGCCAGAATAGAATGGGCTGAAGAACGAGGAGCAGACGTCTCAGTGTTCAGAGATATTCGGGAAGCTAGCTTACCTGATTGGTTACGAGTAGAAGTGTCTGGTGAGAAGATGACATCGTCATACATTAACACTAAAGCATCACAGTTTAAAGATACGGGTATGCCGTTCAGAGGGGAGCACTTCCTATGAGTAATATTATATTACGTGTTTCTGGAACCTTTGGCTCTGGTAAGACTACCGCAGTTAGAGAGTTTATAAATAGATACCCAAGTGAAGTCTTATATGCAGGTACTAAAATAATGGGGTATCGTGTAGACCTCAGTTCTCAAGGTGTTACTCAGCCATTGTACATTGTCGGTAAGTATGATAATGTTTGTGGTGGAACTGATTCCATTAAAGATCAGGCCACTGTGGCTGATAGAATAATGAAAGCACATGCTTTAGGTCATGTTATGTATGAAGGTGCATTAGTATCCGCATCTGGCTTAGGTGGGAAAGTAACACAGACTACTGAACCTACTGGATGTACTGTATATGCATTCTTAGATACTCCTGAAGATAAATGTATTAGCAGGGTTATTCAGCGTAGATTAAATGCAGGTAACGAAAAAGAGTTTGATCCCAAGAACCTTACACAGAAGTTTCGCAGCGTGTGGAAATGTTCTGAGAATTTACTTGAAGCTAATTGTACCGTAGAGTATGTAGATCATTTGTACGCTCACGACCATTTACTAAAACTTATAACGGAGTACTAACGTGATTGAAACATGCCCATATCCAGCACCAACAGAAAGAAATATAACTTCAATGCCTGCATTACTTTATTTTGTTTGGGAGCGAGAAGCAATCAGGCTTGCCCGAGAAAATAAAGATTATACTGGTGAGCTTACTCAAGACTACATATTACGTAAGTATAAGTTTACTAATATTAGAAGAAAAGATGATCGTGTCAGTAAGTGGATTATTGATAATGTTATTGAAAAGGGTTATCGCCAGGATCTTTGGTTCGTACTTTTAATATGCCGCTTGGTTAACTGGCCACCTACACTTCAACACTTGATTGATGAAGATGTGCTATTTCAAGTTGCGGGTGACTTTGACCCTATAAGGTTCTCTGAAGTGATTGAAGGATTTAAAGAAGAGGGTAAGAAAGTATACTCAGGCGCATATATGGTTTACCCCACAAAGAAAGAGGCAGGTTCAGTTAAGTCTTTATCTTTGGGTAAGTATATAATTGAACCTGTGTTGGAACGAGCTGATGAAATAGACCACGCTCAGCAATACGGGATAGCTAAATTTGTAGGAGAAATGGCTAAGTGCTTTGGTATTAGTACCTTTATTGCAGGGCAGGTCGCTGCTGATTTAACATATGGTCAGGCCACCATGTCTAAAGCAGTTGACTTATATACTTTTGCTCCTATTGGTCCTGGTAGCTCCAAGGGATTAAACTACCTACTAAGTCGTTCACCTTACGCATCTTGGAAGCAAGATGATTTTAACGCTAATTTGATAACGATAAGAAATAGTATAGTTGAAGAGTTAGAGATTGAAGATATGACATTACATGATGTTCAGAATGTAATGTGTGAGTATAGTAAATACGCCAGAACAGTTCTTGGCGAAGGCCAACCCAAATCAATGTATCGTCCTCAGGAGGGATTCTAAAATGGAATTACGAGTAAATAATGTTAACCAAGCGTTCTCTGAAATCTTCTGGAAGTTCAGGGTGCTTGACTTACCACCCGAGCAAACACGTAACGGACCTGCGATAGTGTATCCTGAAATGGTCACTACTATTTATAAGTTTCCAGATGAGCGTGTTTTATTTCACGAAGGTCGTGACGCTAACCCTATATTCCATTTGATGGAATCTATATGGATGCTTGCAGGTAGGAGAGATGTTTCGTTTCTAAAGCAATTCAATAAGCGTATGGCTGACTTCAGTGATGATGGTATTAATTTCAACGCAGCTTATGGCTACCGATGGCGTCATCATTTTGGCAGTGATCAGTTGGTTAAGTGTATACATCATTTACGAGGTAACCCAGGAACTCGCCAAGCTGTTATTCAAATATGGGATGCTGAAGATCTTGTTAAAGAGACTATTGATAAGGCTTGTAATACTCAAATCATATTTAGCAGGGGTATTGATGGTAAGCTAGATATGACTGTTTTTAACAGGTCAAATGATATATGGTGGGGAGCATATGGAGCCAACGCAGTTCACTTCAGCTTCTTACATGAATTCATAAGTCGTTCTGTAAGCATGCCTCTTGGTGAGTATCGTCAGGTGTCCAATAACTTTCACTTCTACACTGACCTGTATGACGTGAGTACTTATTTTGATTCACCACCAGACACTTCTGATTATGATCATTATGGCCGAGGTGTAACTCCATACCCAATAATGGATAACACGGATTACAGAGGATTCTTGGAAGAGTGTGAGCAGTTTTGTGATGATCCGTTCCAGATGGGCAGTACTGATGTTGCTAGCGGTTATAAGAAATACAAGCACGCATTCTTTACTGATGTAGCCATGCCAATGGCCAGAGTTTCACAAGTTCGCAAGAGCTGGATGGGCGATGGCTTGGAAGAGGCTTCTCACATTAAAGCATCCGATTGGAGACTGGCTGTTGAACAGTGGATTAAACGTCGTCAAAAATAAAACTTTACTTTTGCCAAATAATAAACCATACTTATTGTATAACTTATAAAGGATATCTAAGCATGAAAACAACTCTTGACTTCCTCTTGGATGGCGCACAGGTTAGACGATTTCATACTCGTGCTACCGTAGCCACCGAAACAGTCGGTCATCATTCTCATGGTGTAGCCACAATAGCCTTACTACTTGACCCAGACGCCACTCGTAATTTAATAATCGCTGCACTGTATCATGATCTATCTGAACATGTAACTGGTGACATACCTTCTCCTATGAAAAGAGAGTACGGTATCAGTGCTCAGATTAGCGATATTGAAGATAAGCTGATGGATGAAGCAGGTATAACATTTCCTAAACTTTCTAGTAAAGACCAACGCACTTTAAAACTTGCTGACATAGCTCATGGGGCTATCTTTTGTTGTCAAGAGTTAGACTTTGGTAACTTGAAAATGCGTAACATATTAAATACGTATCTAAGCTATGCTCATGAACACGTTCTCGTGGGCAGAGAACAACAGCTATTTAGTTTAATTGAAGAAATGGCTGATGATGTTGACCAGCAAGAGCTACTTAACTTATTAGAGGATATGATCAATGACCGCGAATAATAAACAGATCGGTGGTGACCATTACAAGAATGACGGTAAAGGTGAAGAACATTGGGATCGTGTAGATCGCTTAAACCTGAATTACTTCCAGGCATGTGCTACTAAATACATTGAGCGATGCTATTTAAAAGGTAATCCAGTTCAAGACTTGCATAAAGCCGCTCATTTTGTTCAGAAACTTATTGAAATTGAAGAGAGCCATGACTTCGTTGATAAAGTTCTCAACATGGAAACAGACGACTCATATCATGAAGGTGGTGCTGACGGATCATACGTCAACCAAGACCAGCCTGACTTATTCCACTGTGAAAAGTCGTGAGGACTTGGGTGTTTGACACTGAGACCCTTCCTAACCGAACATTACTCAGCGCACAATGTGTTGAGACTGAAGAGTGGTTTGATGTTTGGAGGCATGAGTATGACGCTGTCGGTAAGTTACGAGAGTTTATTATGAAGCCAGACTCAACTTTTGTAGGTTTCAATTCGTTATCATTTGATAATGTTGTTGTGGCTGCGTTCGCTGCCGGTAGAGATGAGGCTCAGATAAAGACTATAGCCAATGACTTGATTGAGAATCGTACACCACATTGGGCTGCTTATAAGAAGTTTCATTTGCGCCAATGGATAAAAGATTCAATAGACTTGATTGAAGTGGCTCCTTCTTTTGTAGGGCTAAAGGCTTATGGTGCCAGAATGCATATGCCTGTTTTACAAGACATGCCCATGGCTCATGATCATATGGTTGATCCTTCTCAAGAGAAAGACATACTTGAATATTGCCACAACGATGTGTTGACCACAAGAAAGCTACTTGATACTTTAGATGACCAGTTAATGTTACGTGTTCAAATGAGCCGACAATACGGTGTTGATATGCGGAGCAAGTCTGATTCACAGATGGCTGAACAGGCTTACATTAAAAGTATGGGCTTGCAGCGTAGAGATAATAAGATACCTCTTACTATTAGATATGACGCTCCTTCATTTTTGAAGTTTAGTGATCCTGGTCTACAAGACTTACTTGATAAAGTAAGGTATCACACATTTGACATGAATCCAAAGACTGGCCATGTCGTATTACCAGAGTTCTTAGGTAAGCAGAAAGTTACTTTTGGCAGTGGTATTTATCAATTAGGTGTGGGTGGTATACATTCAGTTCATGATAAAAAAGTCTGCCATATTGCAGGTGATAAAATTATGGGTGAACTTGACGCTGCTTCATTTTATCCTTCTATTATTCTTGAGTGTGGCTTTATACCTGAGAGTTTAGGTGAAGACTTTATAAGGGAATACCGGAGGATATACACTCAAAGATTGGCTGCTAAAGCATCAGGAGATGTTACTACTTCTGAGACTCTGAAGATCAGTCTTAATGGAACATTCGGTAAGCTGGCTAGTAAGTACTCAGTATTGTATGCTCCTGATCTAATGTTGGCTGTAACTTTAACGGGACAACTCACTCTACTTATGTTGATTGAGAGATTAGAAGCAGTAGGTGTTGAAACTTTAAGCGCCAATACAGACGGTATCGTGATCAGGTATAAAGAAGCTCTACAACCTCAAGTAGATGAGCAAGTCGCTGAGTTTAGTGAGCTATCTAGATTTGTTTTTGACTTTACACCTTACCGAGTGCTGGCTATGAAAGATGTAAATAATTACATCGCAGTTAAAACAGATCGCTCTCTGAAAGTTAAAGGTATATATTCTCAGTTATCACTGCGTAAAAACCCCACCGCTCAGGTCTCCTCAGATGCCGTAGGAGCATGGTTAGCTGAGGGTACTGAAATTGGTCACACTATTTACCACAGTCCTTTCGCTAACTTTATAAGTGCTCGTAATGTAACGGGTGGAGGTAAGCAAGAAGGTAAGTATTTAGGCAAGGTTGTTCGCTGGTATCAGAGTACTGAATCAATAGAGCCTATTAGATATTATACCAACGATAA